ACCTCGTTAAGCGCTTGATTGTTGAGTTTGGCAATTTCGTAAATGGTATAATGCCATCCATAAACTTCAACAAATCTGCTACCTCCTTTACTGCTTCCGAATGGGTTACTGTCTTGCTCAACTCCTGTATCATATAATCCTGCGAAACTTTTATCCAATTCAGATAAACACTTAAAAAAAAAACTGCACTCTGATACACATCTACGAACCTTGCCTCCAACATATCCTGTGCGTACACATCGTGCTTACTTGCATCGTACTTATCCAACTTCCAACCGAATAAAGTTTTCTTCATAGGGATGACCATTGATGCAGCTACCTTATGAATATTTCCTATAAAGTCCTCACTGAATACTTTTGTTTCAATATATCTGGCAGCAGGTAAGTTCCTTATATCATAAATGCACTTATACCTTCTACCTTTCAACTTAATGTATTTTACAGGTTGACCTTTGATGTCTGTGTTTAAAAGTAAGTTAACCTTTGCTTTTAAATCTAAGTATTGAGATATTGACAAGCTATTAACTTCGTTATCTGTCATATCATAAAGGATGCCAATTATCTTCGAGTATTGGTCTATGTTTTCTCCTTCTTGAAGAACGGGTATAAGCCTTTGATATTTAAATAAGTTAATATCTTCCCAAGTCATATTAGTATTATTAATAATGAATGTTATCAGACCATTCCTTTAACTCTAATAATAACCCCACCAATATAATTGGCAAGGCTATTATTAAAATCATCGTGTAGGCTGTAATCTTAATTGACCAGAGCAGAATCTGCAATAACAAATTGTAAATCTTTTCCAAGTGCTTTAAAGATTTGATTGATTACAGACACCCTTGGTAGGTTTCCTTTCTCAATTCGGTTAATAGAAACAAAACTTACACCTGCTTTGTCAGCTAATTGTTTCTGTGTTAGTCCTTGCTTGGTTCTCTCTGTTTTCAGTAAATCGTGAATCATATATGGTTGTTTTTGTTTTCTCTGATATGGTTACTAACTCTATAAACTCTTTTGCTCTAATGAATTGTTCGTCTGTGCAGGTTTTTAAAAAATACTTAAAACACATTGCAAGTGAATCAACTTCTCCCTGCAGTTTTATGGACTTCATTTCTGATTCTAAATACTCGTTAAAATAAGATTTCATAATAGATGGTTTTAGCGAAGTTAAATAAAGTTTCTGATATAACAATAGATTATGGTTCACATTTTGGGCAAGTATGATTAATATCTAACCACCCTGTTCCTTCGCATATATCGCATTCTAAAAGTTGTCCGCCAGAAGTATCAGAATTAAAATTATTGTTAGTCCTATCGCTGCCTGTTTGTTTGTTAAGTTTTCCATTGTTGATTTTGTTTAAAGTGTAAATGATGCCTTCTTTCTGTAGTATCTTTTCTACCTGTGGTAATTCTCTTTCTGTGTGATAAATCGCATTGTGTTCTGCTGTGCAGTCCATAATCATATAATCTCCATAAGGATTGATAACCCCTACATAGACCTCCATTATCTTCTTCTGCATATACTTATTGTAATTGGAATGGTAAGGTCTGATAACTTCTTTCTTTGTTCTGATTTCGTAAATCATTAAGTTTAATTTAGATGGTTATTGCAGTTGATAGGATGCTGCACCCCTTGTTTTTAGATATGATTATAATAATCTGGTATTGGGTCATATTTATCAGCCATTGATACTTCGTATTCAAAATATGCTTGTTCCTGTGCTTGACCTTTCCTGCTATACCCATCCCAATTTTTAGATATAGTTGGAGGTTTAGGTTCTGAACTTGGCATCTTAAACCAATCTTGGTTTAATAACCATTGCTGATAAGATACAGGAGTAGATAAAAACATTTGTCCTTTGTACTTGCCGAATTTTAAAGTAAAGTTTGTCATTGTGTAGTGGTTTTGTTACACAAATATACACCTATTTTTAATAACACCAAATATTTATACAACTATTTTTAAAGTGTTTTTGCAACAATGTTTCATATTGTTCTATTGCTTTAAATATCTGATATACCACTTGAGGAACTATTGCGTTTCCTCCTGCTTTGATTGATTCTGTTCTCCATTTAGGAAAGGTAATAGAGTCCAATCTGTCGGAAATCCCATCATTTCCATTACAAATTGCGGAGACAGATGGGAAGTTTTGCCACTTGGTGGATTTGTTAAATCTATTACTACTTCTGCCATATAACTTCTGTTTTTCCGATGTTGAAAAGATTTCTGTTCTATTCTCGTTGAATGATTCATATCGTTTGCTCTTGGTGTCGGCAGCATATTGAATCTCGTCATTTGTTTTAAAGGCATCTGAAGATTTACTCCCTTTTCTTTCCATTTCGCCTTGTCCTCTTCCCATTTCATTTCTGTTCTCGCACTGTTGTAATCGTATTGGCAAGGTGTCGGCAACATTGTTTGCAACAAACCAGATTCTATCCCTTCTGTGCGGTGCGTTGACACTTGCAGCTGGAATAAGAAACGGTTGGACTTCATAGCCTTCCCTTTCCAAATCATCGCACACCTCGTTGAAAACCATCCCTCCATTCCAACTAACAAGTCCACGAACGTTCTCGCCAATAATCCATCTGGGTTTAATCTCTTTGATGCATCTAAGCATTTCAGGAAAGAGGTGTCTTTCATCGGCTTTACCAAGTCTTTTTCCTGCTGTTGAGTAAGGTTGGCAAGGGAATCCTCCGGTAAGGATGTCAATTTTGCCTCTGTGAATAGAGAAGTCTGTTTGTGTGATGTCATTGTATGATATTGAATTAGGCCAGTAATGTTTTAATACTTTTTGTCCAAAATGATTCCATTCGCAATGAAATATGTTTTCCCATCCCATCCATTCGGCTGCTAAGTCAAAGCCTCCTATACCGCTAAATAATGAACCGTGTCGCATAATTATATTTTATGCAATATACAGATAATTTTAAACAAACAAAATACTTATAAAAAATTATACCTACCAGAACCTGCCTTGAAGTTCATATTATGCCAAGCTAAAGCTAATGCCATAACGCAATCATCGTGGAATCCAGATGGTGCAGAATACTTAACACCTGTTGCAGAGTACTGATATTCAAATACCTCTAACTCCCTGACTATTTCCCCATCTGGGTATCCTATTTTCTGTGTATGGATAGCTGTTTGAAGTCCTACCATCAACTGTTGCTTACTGCCCTGCGTGAACTTTAACCCTTGAATCTGTAACCCTTCCCTTTGTAAGTCCTCAAAGATTGGGTCGCCTACTCCTGTAGAATCGATTACAATAGGTTTTTTAGGCAGTTTAAGGATGGTTTGTTTTGTGGTAGACCAATCCCTTTGGAATCGTTCATAGTAACAGACAATACCGTTCAAATCAAGTCCTATGATAACTGTGAAGTCATAAGACTTAGCAAGGTCAATGCCGTAACATACAGGCTCATTATAACTCATTGGTCGGATACAGGCTCTTATATGTTCACTACCAAATGGGTTAGCTGCATTTTCCATAGGATTAGCCATATACTCTTGCTCAAAAACTGCTGAAGGTAACTGGCTTTTTGCATCGTCTATTTCATCCTTGTCAATGTGTGGGTTATCGTATGTGCTGAACTTATAAGATGCCCAATTACTTTCGGACTTCATAAACAAAGAGTAAAAGTAGTTCTGCCCTCTGGGAGTAGATAGAAAGATAGCCTTGCCTTTAAAGTCTGTCAGAGTTGGTCTAATACTATTCAACCACCCTTGTTCTAAGTTTGGAATGTAGGATGCTTCATCAATGATAGCCATATGGAACTTTAGACCTCTGAAGTTGTCTAACCTTTCCCCTGTGAAAAATCGTATTACCCCACCTGTAATAAACTGAATGGTTAAATCAGACCTGTTAGATGTAATGATTTCAGCAGGTATTATCTTAATCAGTTCATCAAAGAACACTTTAGCAAGTTGGTATGTAGGTGTAACGTATGCTATTATTTTATTATCCAGACCATTCTCTATAGCTATACTTTGAGATATTAAGGACTTGCCCCATCTCCTGCCACACATTAAAACTATAAACCGCTTATCACAATTAAGAATCTGTTTCTGTGTCTTGTGTGGAATCGGTAGCGTTATCTCTGTTGTTTGCGTATCTGACAACTATTTCTTTTTTAACATTGTTATTATTCTCGTTCTTCGTTCCATCGGTCCACTTGCTTCTAAATCTGTTAATCATATTCAACCTCCAGATTCTATCGTTAAAGAAAGGTATATCGTTCATCATTCCTTTACGCCCTACTTTCTCCCACCAAACCATTGATTTTTGCGTTCCTATGTTCTTGGAGTCGGAAAAATTCTTATTAACCTTTGCCCATTCGTATAAAGTATCTTCAGCAACTTCAATAACTCCGCCAAAAGATTCAAAAGAATATCCTTCTGCCATATGTTCTATGAGCATTTCACAGTATTCTTCTTTGTACTTTGTAGGTCTACCTAACTTTGTAATCTCGTTATCGTTTATCATTAAATATAGTTTAGCTATCTTTCTTTTCTTTGTAGCCTTTAATTAAATCTGTTACTGATTCAATAGTTGTAAGTCCAAGTGCAGTGGCACTTAATGCAAAGGTTGCCCATACTAAAGAATCAGCAGGTACAAAGTGGCTTTCAGACCTTGAATTATGGAACATAGTAAAGAACAGAACAAAAGCACCTATAATGCCTACAAGTCTTTTACTTGATGTACCACTCTCTGAACTAAAAAATCCTGCTAACCAATTAAATAACTTTTTCATATATTAATTATTTGTAGTGTCTACTTTTGTTTTACCCCAAAAGTTCTTTTTCTCTTTAATCTGTATCGTATCGTGTATGTATATTGTATCTACCTTTATTTTACTTATATCATTTTTAAGGCTTTTCACTTCTTCACTTAAAATTGCTATTTTACTTATTGCTTGATACACTAACTTAGTTTCTTTTGCTTTGGCTTTAGCCTGTACTCTGTTAAAGGTATTGTGATTATTCTTTACATCATTAATTAACTTTTGATATTCAGCATCTTTCTTTTGCTCATTACTATCGTTTTGAGCAGACAAACTACATCCTGTTAATAGTAATAAAAATATGTACTTCATTATTTAATCATTTGAATTTTACCTAATTGTTCCAATGTACTTAATTTAGTTGTGGCAGCAGCTAATGAAGAATCTGTCCTCCTTAGAAGTATTTGCATCACATCAACTTTTTCTTCTAATTTAATAACTTTAGCATTCTGTGATACTATTTGTTCTTTAAAAGTAGATTTAACATCAATGTATAAATAAGATATTGCTATAAGTACTAAAAATAATGTAGCTACAATAGGATTCTTTGAGAATGTTTTAAAATCCATTATGCCTGTAACTGGGTTTAAGTTTTTTAC